ATGACAGCATTAAGTGGAGTAGATGTAGTATGGCGTTTTCGTTTAGCTGAAGATGAAGGAAATGAACAAGCGTGGGGCTTAGCTTACAGCACAGAAAATGGCTATTCAAAATCAAAAGAAAGTGAATCGACAGTTACGAAAGACGGTAGCGTAGTCACACCAGGAGCGACTGAAACAACTGTTTCAGCAACAACTCTTTATAAAATCGGTTCAACACAAATCGATAAATTAGAAAATGCAATGGATGAAAATAAACGTGTTCAAATTTGGCGTATCAATACCAAAGAAATTGGTACTGGGCAAAATGAAGGCAAATATAAAGCAAAATATTTCGAAGGCTTCTTCACATCATTTGAAGAAACTGATTCTGCTGAAAACAAAGTGGAATACTCATTAGAATGGGCAATCGAAGGCGCTGGCAAAAACGGATTTGCTTCGTTAGTCGTTGATACGACTGAAGGCGGCGATTATGAATTTAAAGATACAGTCAAAGTAGAAGCGGCTGAGTAATAATAGATCAAGGCTGGAACAAAAGTATTAACTTGGGGAAATTAAAGTGACTGCGAAGAAAATTTTTTTCTATGTATACAGTCTAATTTATTTTAAGAAAGAATCACTTGTAGCCCAGCAATTTTATAAGTAATGAAAAGAGAGGCCGGAGTTCGGTCTCTTTAAACTAGGAGGTCAATCATGGAGCTTACAATTAATGAAAAACTATTTAATTTCAAATTTGGTTATGGATTTTTAAAAGAAGTCAATCAGCGCTATTCGGTAGATCGAGGCGGCATGAAACTGAAATTAGGAGTAGGGGCGATCATTTCAAATTTACTATTGTCAGATGTCGACACACTTTTTGAAACCTTATTGATCGCAAATTTGACTGAAAAACCAAGAATTCAAGTGAAAGATTTAGAGGCTTATGTAGAAGAACACGGCTCTCAGACATTATTTGAAGCGGTCATTGAAGAATTAAAAAAGTCCGAATATACAGCAGTGATGGTGAACAAGATGCTGGAGGAAGCCGAACTGTAAACTCGGAAGAAAGTGATTTTGATGCAAGCTATGCACAAGTCCAGCTTAATTGTTTGAGATATTTAAATATCGAAGATTTCAATGAGATTGATCGACTGACCATTCCAGAATATGAATTGCGGATCAAGGCTTACCAGCTAAAAAGTTTAGACATGCAATACAACATTCACTTACAAGCGTGGGCTACGGTCATGGCTGGACAAACCCGTAAAGGAAAACCAGTCTATCGAACCTTTGATAAATTCTTCAACTATCAAAAAGCAGAGAAGCGAATACTCGGAAGAGACCATAGCTTACCGAAAAATCAAGAAAAAGAAAAACTCCAGAATTGGATTGCAAATTTTAATTCGTAGAAAGGAGGTAGAAAATGGCAAAAGAAATACTACCCACAACAAATAAAAAATTTATCCAGTCGATCAAAAAATCGATGAAAGTGACTAAAAGCTTGGATAAGCAATTGAATAAAACAACCAAAAGGCTCAACAGTTTTATTAAACCACTATCTAAAAGCAACAAGTTATCGAAGCCTTTTGCTGATATGAAAAAACAAATAACTGCGCTAAATCAAGCGATTGTTGCTAATGATTTAGCTAGTTTTCAAAGTGGATTATCGGCTATTGGTACGACTTTTTCAGAACTATCTTTACAAAGTCAACAAATGATTCGCTCATTGGGCCTAGTAAGCAAAAGCTACGGGCTTTTAAATCAAGCTTTTCAAGGAAGCTTAACGATTGATGACACTAGTTTAGTTTCTTTAGATATTCAGACCAAAAGCTTGATACAAAGTTTTAGTGATGTTCAAACAGTTATTTCTAGTTTAAAAAGTGAATTAGTCATTGATAGTACAAGTATCTCTACATTAATTGAATCTGGAAAGAAGTTGACTGCAGAATTTTCACTGTTGAATCAGAATATGACAGCATTTACCGGTACTTTTACAAGCAGTCAGTCTGTGGTTGCTTCGTTTGGTGGTGCAGTAGATAGTACACTAACGTCGATCAATTCTTCTATTAATAGTTTAGTTTCTATAAGTGAGAATTTGGGCATAGCATTGTCTAATGCAATGCAGAAACCAGCAACAGAAGTAGAAAAATCTCAGAATAGCTTCGAAAAACTAAAGAATAGTCTGAAAGAAATGTTTAAACCACTAGAAAAGGGTGTTGAGGCAGGAGCGACATTTGATGAGCTTAAAGGGAGAGTCAATAAATTAGATGAAGCTCTTGCAAATGTGGGATTTCCTGATTTTCAGACATCCATTTTTGGTGTCGGCAAAGCGTTTCAATCAGTTTCTTCTCAAGGTGGTTCGATGTTCCAAAAAATAAATGATTCTATGAGCAATACAGGAGAAAACTATTCATTACTAAAGAAAGTTTTTAAAGGCAAATTGGAAATTGATGATTCCAATTTTAAAAGAATGGATGAAAACTCACAAAATCTTGTTCGTCGATTTTCTGATGCAAAAAATGCTTTCAAAGTATTCAAAGGAGAATTGAATGTTGGAGATGATGTGTTTAAGGAATTAGACAAAGCTTCTCAAATCTCAGTTAAGCGATTCTCTGAAATGGAGAAAAAATTCAGTAGTATGAAACAAACAATAGGAAATACTGGATTATCTGTATTGACTAAAATAGCCCCTCCTCAGTTAACAGATCCTTATGCTACCGGGGAAATGGATCCGACTGCGTCACTTAGATCGACATTAGATTTTGGATTAAATGATATAAAGCAAAAATTCGAAAAGTTTAGTACAGTAGGCTCTAATTTAGCAAAATCTGTTCAAATTCCTATGAAAGCTGGAACCACTGCACTCGGTGGGATGGTTCAAGGCTTAGTTTCAGTTATGGGAATTGCAATGAAAGCTATTGCACCGACTGCAATTATAGGTGTTGCTTTGGCTGGACTTGCATTATTAGATAGTCAAATGGATGGTCAAATTGGCAACATGATTCAAACTGCCATAACAAAAGGTCCGGAAGTTATCACAGGATTTGTTCAAGGAATCATTGACAAGCTTCCAGATCTAATTACATCAGGAACACAACTCGTTGCTGGTTTAGCTGAAGCAATTTCGGTAAATCTACCTGTGATCATTCAAAGTGGGATCGCATTATTACAAACATTGATTGATGGTGTGATTGCGAATTTACCTTCGTTAATTAATTCAGCACTTTTAATTATAGAAACGTTGGCAACTAGTTTGCTAACAGCTGCTCCTAAATTGCTCATGATGGGCTTAGAATTATTGTCTGCTTTAGTTGATGGCTTATTTCAAGATCCAACTAAATTGATTGATACAGTTACGTCTATTATCGATACATTGACGGGTGAAATTACGACGAGTCTGCCTAAAATTATCGATAAAGGGATTGAAATACTTGTGAAATTAGCAGAAGGAATTGCTTCTGTTTTACCTCAATTAATCCCAGTTGCCTTGGAGGCAATCACTACTTTAGTGCGAACACTTTCAGAAAATCTACCTAAAATATTAGATGCAGCAGTTGAAATCATCGGGAAACTTTGTGAAGGTTTGTTAGCAAATTTACCTCAAATTTTATCAGCAGCTGTTGGCTTGATCTTGGCACTTGTGCAAGGAATTGGTCAAAGTATTCCGAAAATCGCTGCAGCTGGTTTAAAGATTATGTTAAAACTTCTTGAAACCTTTATAAAAGCCATTCCTGATTTAAAAGATGCAGGTAAAAATTTAATACAAGGTTTGATAGATGGAATTGGGGGTATGGCGAGAGCGGCACTAGATGCAGTCAAAGATATTGCAGGTAGTATCGGGAATGCCTTTAAAAGTATTTTCAAAATCCACTCACCCTCTCGCTGGATGCGTGACGAAATCGGTGCCATGCTCCCAGCTGGTCTTGCTATCGGGATTGAGCGAAACGCACATGTCATCGACCAACCAATGGATGACTTAGCATCTAAAGTGATACTGCCAAGTTTAGACAGTCTGGATCAGCAAGTAGACACGGTCCAAAAATTATCGGTTCATTCCAGCAGTACACAAACACAGCAAAAAGAAAAACAACCAGCAACATTCAATATCAATTTTGGCAATCAGCAGTTCAAAGCATTTGTTTCAGATATTTCTGAAGCAATGGGTCAAGACGCTGCAATCAACTTAGCATTTTAGAAGGAGGAAAGACATGTATTATTTTGAAGACACACTAGAAAAAGGTCATAAAGATGATTTGATCCTTCCTTCTTCTGCGATGATGTATGACGGTGTGTATATCGAAAAAATGATCGACGGATATCGGACCTTAGCAGTTACCGGCAGAGAAATGTTATCGCTGGATATTGAAACACAAAATACACAAGTTGGAAGTGTCAAATTAAATCAAAAACTACCTGCCAGAACAATCAAAGTAACCTACCAGTTAACAGGAAAAACTGCGCAGGATCTACAAAAAAAATACCATCGATTAATGCAGTTGCTTTATAGAGAAGAAGATGTGGAGCTTCGTTTTAAAGATGAACTAGAGTATCACTATTATGGTCAATACGTCACAACAGATGAGGTTCGTGGAGATACGAACAATATTATTGCTAGCTTTGACATACTTTGTAACGATCCTAAAAAATACTCACTTCTTTTGACGACAGGTGGACAAATTACAACCTATCTTCCTTACCCAGTAACTCCTGAAAAAATTACTGTGACAATCGCAAAATTTGGTCCATTGATGATTCAAAATGCAGATAAAATGATCAAAATCACTAGTTACAATTTAAATGCAGACGATCAAATCATTTTTGATTTCTTAAAAGGAAAAGTATTTGTAAATGGTATCGACCAAACATTTTTACTGGATCTGGAAAGCGATTTTGAGAATTTTCAGATTCAAGAAGGACAAACTATCACCTGTTCAAATGGACAAATGATGATTTCTTATCGGGAGGTACAATTATGACGAGTGTTTATTTTTTTGATGAACAGCAGCACTTACTTCGTATCGTAAATGAAAAAGAGCTAGTGGAAGTTGTTCAAGAAAAAGAGATTACAACAAATAAAGAGGAATTGTTGAAAGATACTTTAAATGTTTCGACTATCTATGATGAAGAATTGAAGGCAGCCTCTTATATGGCTGTTAAAGAAAGTTCAGAATCCTATAGTTTGTATCGTATCATTACCGACAGTGAAGATAAAAATATCTTCTCATTTGTAGGGATTGCCTTTGCACCTGATGAATTGGATTCTTACGTTGTGAAAAATGTTTCGGTAAAAAATACAGCGATTAAAACAACACTTCAAAAATTACTAGTAGATACTGAGTGGCAAGTCGGTAAAGTAGACAGTGGTTTACCTTCAATAACAGCTGATTTTAGCTACTTGTCGATTCGTGATGCGTTGAAAGAGCTTCAAACAAAAGGCTGTGAGATTCTCTTTAAATATAAAATCGATGGAATCGGTATTACAGAAAAATGGGTGGAAGTTTATCAAGAAATCGGTGAACGAAGTAATCAGCGTTTTACTTATGGAGATAAAGCGCTAAGCATTGTGAAAGAACAAGATCGTAATCAAGTCTATACAAGTTTAATTGGTCGAGGCCAAGGAGAAGACGTGGGCGATGGTAAAGGGAAACGAACAGAGTTTACCGCTATCGAATGGAAAAAAGCGAATGGTGATCCGTTAGACAAACCTAAAGGACAAAACTGGCTGGAATTTCCTGAAATGACCAAGCAATATGGTATCCCATTAAAAAATGGCGGCATGAGAAAAAGAGAGAAAGTAATTACATTCGATGAAATAGAAGATCCAAAGGAACTACTTCAACAAACCTATACATCACTTGTCGATTATTCTCGTCCGTTGACCCAATTTAAAACAGAAATTCTAGGTGGAGATACGATTGGCAATACAGTAACGATCCATCATCATGAACGCAACTATCATTATCAAACGCGAATTTTTAAAGTCAAGATCGATCATCTAACTGGAAAAGTCGAAGCAGGTTTGGGAGATAACATCACAAAAAGTATGTCAAAGGCAGCTTCTGATTTAAAAGGAAATGTAGCTTCTTTAGAAGAAAAAAAGATGACTTTTTATGATTCAGAAGAAATTTCGAAGTGGCAAGATGATATCATTCGCGGTGCTAAAGGCGGATCAATCAAATTAATGAACGGAATCGAAACAGGAAAGTCCAATAGTCGTGAGCCGTATCAGATGGTATTTATGAATGGGGATTCGTTAGAAAAAAGTACCAATTTTTTAGTAATGAATTCGGATGGTATTGGCTTTGTGAAAGACAATTTTGCCAATAAACCGAAAACAGCGTGGACCATTGACGGAAAGTTTAATGCGGATTTTATTCAAGCAGGAACTTTAGAAGGAGTCAATGTTCAAACGAAAAGTGACAACACCTTTCAAATCAAGTTGCAATCAAACGGAACCATAGCGTTTAGAAATCAAAAGAGAAATGAAGAAGAAGCGTGGATCGGTGCAACGGTAAATCGCGAAACAAACGAACCTGTGGGGGTTTCCATATGTCAGATCCCTGGGTATCAGTTTTCAATCGGATCGGCTGTTTCAAAAGAAGAGCGAGCACCTGGGGCTGTATTTGAAATTCCTAAAGAATCTAATGCAAACAAGAAAATATGGCGCTTGCATGGCCAAGGAGAAATCAATGGTGACGTAAATATCAATGGTAATCTAAACATTAAAGGTAAATTATTTCTAAACGGCAAAGAAATCACTGGCAACGGTAACGGTAGTGGAGGCAATGGCGGAACTGGCGGAGGTTATCCACCCGAAGTAACGACACAAACAGATAAATTTGCTTGGGATTTATGGAGCTTTTTGACCAGTAATGGCTATAGCCCAGCAGCTGCGGCTGGTATCTTGGGAAATGTTCAACAAGAAACAGGTGGAACGATGGATCCAGATACCGATCAATTTGACGGACCAGCTTATGGTTTAGTTCAATGGGATGGTTCGAGTTATCCACTTGTAGGAAGTCCAACATGGGATGGTCGTGAGTATGTGAAGCGTTTGGTTGGAGCAGCTGGCATTACAAATGACTACAAATCAACTTTAGCACAAGCAAAATTGATTGATTGGTGTATGTACAATGGTCAATGGATCGGTGTAGTCAATCCGACAAGTGTTAATGCTTTTAAGTCGATTGCAGATCCAGCAACAGCGGCCTATGCTTTTGAAATGAATTTTGAACGTCCTGAAAATGCTCACCCAGAAAGACAAGGCTATGCCCAAGAATGGTATAACAGGTTTAAAGACTTAAAACCGTCGACAGGAGCTGGAAAAGCTGGGTTGGAACATTTAGACTCCCTAGTTGGCCAGTATTGGGGAAATGGACAATGTTATGCTGTACCAGCAGAATATTCAGGGTTTCTAGGCGGTTGTGGATTAGATGCCGGTACTAAATATGGTTTGAGCCATGTGGTCGGTAATACGTCGGCAGCAGCGGATATAGGCAGTTCTTATGATTGGGCAGCAGTCGGTTGGAAAGTTATCTACCAACCAGAGTATAAGGATCTAGTAGTGGGGGCAATCATCAATTGGAAACGTGGTGGAAATATCGGCGGTTTCAATGTTGACTATTCCTATGGACACACTGGTGTTATTAGAGGATTAGTAGCTGGCGGCTTCCAAACCTATGAACAAAATATCGGTAAGGGAAAAATTATAGAAAGATACGAACGTACCTGGGTCGGATCAAGTGAAATCAGTTCAATTGTCATTCCACCCAAATAATCATTTTTAGAAAGGAGTGAGTGAATGTCTATCGTGTATCCATTTTTTTTATCAATAACACAACCAAATGACAACATCCCAACGATGGTGATTCGTCAATTTGACGAAGGCACTCAAGTACTGGATGTCACTATAACGGAACATGGAAAACCAAAAGACATTTCCAATTTAATCCCTCTTTTCTGCGTGAAGCAAGGTCATCATGCTGGCTTAGGTTTATCAGAACAAAAAGTCACAAAGATCATCGATGCAAAAAAAGGGAAGCTTCAATACACATTAACAAATTATGATATGCAGTCGGTAGGTGAAAATACCGCATATTTCAGCTTTAGAGAACTACAAGAAGATTTAAGCTGGCGCCAACAATTTTCCACCAGAGATTTTACTTATCAAGTAAAAGAAAGTATCTATGAGGATGGAATCAAAGACAGTAATTACATCTGGACTTTTGAAGAAATCTTGCGCTATTTTACAGAATGGGTGAAAACTTGTCAGGAAATCTACGATGACTGGTATTTAGTCGCACAGGCTGAACTACAGCGAATCATAAGTGAATTTCAAGGCTGGATCACTTCGAGTCAAGAGCGTTATGATCAATGGACAGCAGTTCAAAGAGCCGAATTTGACGAGTGGTTTGCCTCTATCAAAGCGATTTTAGACGAAAATGTCGCTGGGAATCTTTTAAATTTAATCGAGGAACTCAAACAGTCACATTTTACCTTAAAAAGCGGAGAGACGGGAATCTTGCGAACGATTCGTGATGATAAGTTCAGTTTGAATCGTACAGTAACAAAAGTCGGCACAGTTCCACATGCAAAAGAGGTTTCCGCATTAGTGATCGCTGAAATCGATAGTCAGCAGCAAGATACTTTCTTCTTAAGAAAGGTGGGGTCAATTTAATGGCGAATGAAGTAGAAATAAAAAAAGTCATGGAAACTGACGCAACAGGAATTAAACGTCAAATCTTTCCAGAAACACATGTTAGTGCGATTCTTGGATTGGACAAAATTGAAACAGCAGGAACCGGTGTAACTTCCATTAACGGAAAAACTGGAGATATTACATTAACAGCTAAGGATCTAGGGGTCCAAGGCACAAACATAACAATAGATAAGGTGGGAACAGTATGACAGATATCGTTGAATTAAAAAGTGATGGTGTTGTTGTTTACCCTAAAACACATGTCAGTGCAGTTGAAGGGATCACGACAATCAAAGGAGAAAAAGGAGACGCGGGTCCAGCAGGCCCGCAAGGACTTACAGGAGCACAAGGACCTCAGGGAGAAAAAGGGGCAACAGGAGCAACCGGCCCCCAAGGACCAGCAGGAACAAATGCAACAACGACAGCTGTTGCAACACAAACAGTAAATGGCTTGATGAGTGCACTAGACAAGAAAAAATTGGATACATTACCAACAATAACTTTCAGTAAGGTGGGATCAGTATAATGGCAGATATCGTACAATTAGAAGAAAAAGGAAATTTACTTTATCCGAAGACACATACTTCAGCAGTTGAGGGTTTGAAAGCAGAATTTGAAAATCTATCAAAAAATGTTCAACCTAAAGTGGATGATAAAGAGTTATGGTCTGGAGCGTGGTACGGTGGGCAAGGACAGGTAACGACTCCTAGTAAGCCATTATCCAGTTGTACTAACGGATGGATTTTACAATGGGAAGGATACTCAGAACAAGGAGCTCCAAATTCATCAGCTTTTCAATTTATTTATATTCCAAAACAATTTGGGATATATCATCAAGGGCGTGGAGTAGTTTGTATGATAAATTCTTACAATGGAGGAAATCCTCAAGTAAAATATCTGTATGTTTATAATGATAAATTATCTGGACATGCAAACAACGCTTTAGATAAAGATACAACAGGTAAAGGCACTAAAATGTATGTTTTAACGAAAATTTATGAGTATTAG